TTACAGGATGTCACTAGTCATTGGTACGGGGGTTCCCCCTCCGTACCTGTCCATCACGGAAAGGTAGTCCCGGTAGTTTTCAGCCCCCACCATTCCTCTCACTTTTTCCACGGTGCTCCAGATGTTCTCCGCCCATGAGGCACGGGAACTTGTCCCGATGAGGGATCCACAAATCTGGTCCTGTGCTTTTGGAAGGTAGGGCACATCCCTCCAGTCGGTTATCCATCTTTTCTTCTCACAAGGCATGAACGGGTTATCCTCTATCCACACCCTGTTCCACACTTCCAGCATGTCTTCAGTGGTCATCCACTCTCCCTTTCCGTGAATACTCCATGTGGTCCGTCCTGTGGGGACCCAGTCCACTGGAACAGCCGAGCATATGCCAAAGCCCATGAGCCTCAGGTCCCGTCGGTGGAAGTAGCTCAACAGCCACATCTGAGCATAGGCCTTTGACAGGCCGGCTGTCTCCCTCACCGTCCAGCCACAGCCAGGGCTGACTCTAGCCCTTCCAATCAGCTCGTCCTGATCACGGCATGGGACAATGAGCTCTCTCCCATCTTTCATGACAAGCCGGTGAAAGTGGTGTGAACAGAAAGGCACTTCCTCCCAGTTGGTATAGCCCACCGATGGAGACCATTCGCCTATATCCTTCCTGGTCTTTGACATGTCGTTGAGAAAGTGCACCGCCTCCGCGAATCTATCATCGATGGGCTTGACCACACAATCGTCACCACTGACCAGAAGTCTCCCAAGCCTCTCCTCTCCGTGTCTCTCCAACCACCTCTCAACACGGATGATGCGTGGCTCAGTCATGTCAGCGGGGCCTATAACGCCCTCTCCCTCCATCATCCGAATGAGCTGGACCTTGATGTTAGTTATTGTGTTTAGGGCATAGGTCACGACCTGCCCCGAACCTCTCTGGTCTCTACGGCTAATGATGTCCATCACCGTCCCTCCATCGCTTGCTGGCCGCGCCACCTTGACAACTTTCGCATGGTAGGCCAGCTTCATGATGGCCTCCGCCAGCTTCTTGTGCTCCCCTTCGAGGTGGTTCAAGATTTCCTCTTCATCTTCAAGGTCACTATTGGTCACTCTAGTGTCCCACCCGGCTGTGTCATCAGCATACAGTTTTCCTCCCTCAAGCTCGGCCAAGTCTTTCACGAGCCATCCGAGGTAGTGCAGGCCCATTCCCTCAACTCCTCCACCGCTCTTCTCACGCGAAGCCCAGTGATCCTCGTTCAAGAAACCTAAAGCCTCAAACTCCAGGAATCTACTCCCTAGCCACATATACCAGATTGCCCTGCTTCCTTTTGCCTTGCCAAACTCTCCAGCCTTCTTCTCTCGCTTTCCCATCATGTTGTACACGCAGGTTGCGCACCTCCCCTGGAGGTGGAGCTCTCTCTCCTCATCGACCATTCTCCAAAACCTTGGGTCCTCCACGGCCTCTCGAGCGTTTTTCCACTGATTCTGTTCATCCAGCCATGCCCCAATAGCTGCATTGCTCCTAACCTTTTGGATAAACTCCTCTCGGGTGCACAGCCGTGGCTTGCTCTTCCTGGACAGCCTCTCCAGTAGCCAGTTGTTTACTGTCCTCATGACAACGCGAGTGCCAACCCTCGGCTCCTGTGCCTTAGTGTCAACCTTGTCTTTGAAGACTCTCTGCTGGCCAAAAGCTGTTGTGTCAGTCATCGCCATTAGGCACACATCCTCTCTGTTGTTCCATGGCCAACTCATCATCTTTACTATTCCATTGATCAACGACGCAGCAGACCCACTGTCCGCGCACCGGTAGCTTCCCCAGTACTGCCAGGTCCTGTATGGATGGTTTTCGTCCTCCAGCCAGCTTGCCGCATACTGACTCTTGATCTTGGCCAGACGCTCATCAATGAGATCTCTACTAACTTTATCTTCTGCCAGCGTGACGCAACGGGTGCCTGTCCCCAAGTTCAGCTCGGGCACGACAACAGGGCCATCCCTGCGCGCCATTCTTCCGAGAAGTCTCTCCGTGCATGCCGTCACTGCTCCAATGATATTTCCCCCCGCTCTAGATGTGAAGTACATCTCGTGCGTCGAGTTTCTGGAGTATGGGTTCCTAACTAGGCCTCCTCCCCATTTCCTCTGCATGACACTCAAGCGCTCCATGACCTCCACTGAGTAGGGGCACAACACTTTGACCACAAAGTCCGCTGAGGGGTTTTTCACCTTCCACTTTTCAAGGAGTTCTAGGATCTTGATGGTTCGCTCACTTTCCACGCTCCACTTGGGGGAACTTTCGCCTACGTCACACATTATGACGTCGGTTCTCTCCACCGGCAAGGTGTGTATGTCCACTCTGCTCTTGAACTTCACGATGTTCCAACCATAACTCTCCGTGATCCTAGGAACCTCATGTCCGCCAACCCCAAGGGTGTAAGCCCTTACATCCATAACGTGAGGCCTCGATGCAGCGTAATAGCTCCAGCCACCCCGCCCGCATCCCAAGTCCACCACTCGCCCGGTGAGCTCCACATAACCTCTTTCTTCCATCCATGCCAACTTCGCCGTCCCACGAGACACCGAGAGTCCGGTCTTTCCGTCACCTCGCTTAAGGTAGTCCCTAGCTTCTTTTCTGTCAGTCTCCATGACGCCTGCGCGTTTATACCTTGTAAACTCCTCCTTGGTCATGGCATTCAGCTTGTCCTTCCACATCATTCCCAGACTCGCCCCAGTGGAGCCAGGTCCCCTGCGGTCTCTAGCACTTTCAGCCAAAACCTTCTCTCCAATCGGGATGACACCAAACCAGTTACCTCTCCCAATGGCCGTTAGACCGCAAACCACCGGCATCGTCCAGTAGGTCGTTCCAAGTGCCTCACCCCACTGTGACGCCCCTCCCACCAGGAGGGCAGCCGCCTCAAGGAATGCCCATGGCTGCCTGTTAAGCAGACATGAAAAAACACACAGGACAGTGAGTAGCACTACACTGAGCTTCCTCTCATAACCCTCTGGCTTGCCCTCTTCCTTCTCGAACTCGTTCGTGGGCTCTCCATCCACCATAGGGTTTTTCGACATTGCCGTGAAGTATGTTCTATGAGCCCTCTGCACAAGCGCAGCCTCTACTCCCGTGATGGTTAGGGCCCAGTGCAATAGTGCCATGCACACACCCATTGTGAAAGTCATCACCGTGCTCCCAGCGGCCGTGCACAAGGCCAGAGCTACCACATGTCGCCTGATGGTAAAGAAAGGGCTTCCGCCCCCCAGCTCTCTCATGCCCTGGGCCCCCGACCCCACTGATGAATTCACTATCTGCTGGATCGTGGTGCGCGTCCGGTGCAGAAGGTGTGGGGTGCAGAGACTGACTATTGTGGCGTATGTTCCCCAAGCAATGCCAGGCCTCAAGTCGATATCAAGACTCCAGCTCCACGTGGACACTCCAGTCTGATCAACGGCCGCCCTGTCAGCACCTCCAAACAACCAGCGGAACTCTCCCTTTGTCTTCTCAAGCCAACCCATTTCATTGGCCGCCACAAGTCCACTGATCACCAGAATTGCCATGACAAAATATGCCAACCGGTTGTCCTCAAAGCTCCTCTGCGTCCCTGGCTCAGGGAGAAGTACGACCAGGACGACATAGAATATGATCATCATTCCAGCTATCTGTCCCGCCGTGAAGCCCCCGATCCACATGAGTCCTCCAGCCATTCCCATGACCAAGACTCCGATGAGGAGTCGGTTTGTGGTGCAGCGCGCCGAGAGCAGCCATAGCAGGCCCAATGTGCCCACACCCAGACAGATGAACTCAAGCACAGTGCACAGCGCCTCTGGCAGCTCAGCCTCCGCCTGTCTGAATGCCCGCTCTCCAGCATCCCCATGCCATAAGGTGTAGAAGACGTCAAGAGCCTGCTCGCCCTTGCGAGCCATGAGTTCCGGCATCAAACCAAGCCCATGGACCAGGCCTCTCCCAACTCCACGTCGGCCCTCTGCGTACCGCACGAAGTTCTCTAGATCTTTCCCAGGTCGTAGGACTCTCGCATCCCACCAGACCGGCCTCAGCTGGCGCGTGGCCCCACCCTGTCCTCTAAAGGTGACTGCATCTCCTTCCGGAGTGACAACCGCGCTACTCTCTGGTCCACTGTAGGTCCACTTCCGATCGAGAATTCCATTGGTGTTCTTTGCCACGTTCCAGGCCAGCCATGGTGGAAAATCCTGGTTTACCACAAGTGCTCTGAAATGCTTCCTCGCTTCCTCACCTAACCTGAAGTGGCCAGGATCCATGGGCATTTTGCTCTGCTCTGCGCCATAGAACATTGCCACAGGGTGTCTTTGCCCCGTCATGTTGTCAAGAAGCATCTGGGCTTCCGTCCACTGTGCGAGCCCTGAATCATCAGCCTCCACTTCACCGTGGAACACATACTCCGCCCTTAATCCCCTCACTCGACCTACCCTGCCACGTCGCTGAGCAGCCGAGGCCGGGGTTATCGGTCGAGGCTCTGATAACTCCACTCTGTCCTCCTGTATGACTGGTTTTATGCTCAGTCGCCCATCAATGACGCGCTCAACACCCAGATTGGCTCCCATCTCTGAGATGTCCGTAGTGACAATGAAGTCCGGTTTCTCTTCTGCGATGGTTCCGTATTCCTTGTCAAAGCTCTTGCTATTGAGACAGACCACCTTCTTTCCTCTTCGTCTCAACGCCTGGGCAATATGTCCCCCCTCTCTTATGGAAGCCACGAACCACGCGGTCCTGCCATCAAAATCAGTTATCCACTCAAACCCGTCTTTCCAGTCTCGCGTTGGAATCACCTCACTTCGACTTTCAATTCTCTCATTTGAACCTGGGAACGGATCACTAGTCCCTGGCGGGGTGGCGGTCATGAGCACAAAAGCACACCTATTCTCATTGGCCAAGCTGGCCAGGTGCCCCCTTGCTGCTATGCTGCATGGATCAGTCCAATGTCCCTCATCCATAATGGCAACCTCGTAGTTCACCTGAGTGACCGGGAGGAGCCTCCTGTGGGTGTAGGTGGCATGGCACATAACGTCCACGATGGCCCCCTCTCCTTTCACATTGACTGAATCCGAGTGGAACCTGACATTTCTTCCCCTGAGTGCTCTCTCCATCTCTCGAAGGACAACCCGTGTTGGGGCTAGAACCAACGTTCTCTTCCTCTCAATGATGCATCTCCGCACGAGTTCGGGGAGGACTGTGTGTGTCTTCCCCGAGCCTGGGTGCATGTCAACCACAGTTATGCTCCCTTTCGACATCCATGCTCTGCCCCGAACAGCCTCAGGTATTCCTTTGTCTTCCTCCCCAGGTGCGTCTCCTTGAGCTATGCAGCTGACATAGTCATTCCCATATCTCAATCCATTTCCATACAACCCAACAACATTGCCATTCTCATCAAGGATTGGGCTACCAGAAGTCCCCCTGGGAAGGTCAATGTGTATTGCCCCCTCCTTTTCTCCGCTACTCAACCGGAGGACGCCAGGGCTGGTCTGGTGCACTGAATGAGGTCCCCCTGGTGGGAACGCATGCACCTGCACGTCACTCCCGTTCCATTTCTTGTCAAGTTTCCAGTCTCCGCCATAGGCCACAAGATCTTTCTGCACGTCCGCCCAACTGGGGCCCTGCACACCTCCATCAATGCTGATGGCCGCGCCTCTAGTGACGTGCCACATTGTGTGCAAGACTCCTCCATTGCCATATCCCACACCTATTTGCCTCCGCCCTCCAAAGAGCCCCGGCTCGTAGATGCGGTAGACTCCATTTTTTACTTCAAATCTATGGCCGCCAGTCTCACAAAATGATGGTATTCCGTTCCAAACGAGATCACTTCTCCTCTCACTTCCGTTCCACCACTCCCACGCAAACCAGGATACAGCCACTGTGGCTATTCCAATCCAGCCATAGGCGGCCATGAAAAACCCCATTGTCATGAACACCGCGGCAGCATACCCATTCGCCTCATCCACAATGGGCCTCATGTTTCCCAGGCTGTCCCTGTACACCCTAAGGCTTACCTTGCCTCCTTCATTTTCTAGTCCGTGCTCCCACATGATGTTGCCTGTCCACTCCGCAGTAAGAGAGGTCCTCCTTGCCACAACTATGTAGGCCAAGAGGATAGCCCCCCCCACGGTCACTCCAATAAGCAGCTCTGAGGGCGCCCCCCTCATCATGGTTCCCACCAGGACCAAGACAACGCCCACCGCTGTAGCTGCATCTGAGACACTTCTCTTATTACCATGTCTCCCCAAGAGGCTCACAATACTGAAGGCTCTTAGACCAGAACCAACGCCTCCAAAGACCCCATTGGTAGCAGCTGCAGCCAACACAATGCTCCTTGCCTTCCTTTCTCCATCACCTTTCCACATTTGATAGGCTGCGAGACTGACCAGCACTCCACATGTCATCTGAATGGCCATTCGGAAGATGTCAATCTCACGAAGTGAGGTCAACATCACAAGGAACATAATCCGGGAGCTCTTTCCTTCTCCATCGAGAGCTCGCATGAGAGCGGCCGTAAGAGCCACAACATCAAGAGCTCTAAAAATCTGCAAGTCTCCATCTGGAACCCCAACTCCTATGGCCACGAGGGCCATGTAGATGATCAATGTTTCTCTCTGCGTCCACTCCTCACGGAGCAGAAACGCACCCAGGAAGCCAATTCTCATCTCAAAGACACTCTGCAAGAGCACGAGACTCATGATCTCCGGCCCAGCCTGCAGATGCCACAGCAAGCCTGTAGCCACCACGTACCTAAGGATGTCTTCCACACGCACTACCTGAGTCACCATGAGTCCCAGAAGGAGACATCCGCCCATGAGGACGCCTCGCCCTGTTGTCACACGTCTTCTCATCATGTACTCCATAACCACAACGAGTGCTAGGATACCTGGCACAGCTCCCTCAGTCTCAAACCCGTCCGTCATGGCCAGCACGGTGGATTTCACCAATCCCTTCTGGGGATGAGTTGGTCTTATCTCCATAGCGTACCAACACTCTGTCCCTGTTCTGTATGACACTGGTGGCAACTCACAATCTCTACAACACCACTCGGGAATGACTTTCCCACTTTCTGTGGTACTCCTGACAGAAGCCCCTCTTCGGTCGCAGGCCTTGTCGATCTTGACTTCTGTCTCTGGACATGGCTCTCTTACCACCTGCAACGGCGCCCTGTCCCAGGGTCCCTTCACTTGCTCTTTGTATCCTGGTATGGTATTGAATTGTGAGCGTGGTCCGGCCAAAGCCCTGGGCATGAACATCTCTGTTTGCCTGACGCCATCGTTGTTCAGTGTGTGGGTGTCCGGCCACTGGCAGGTGCGGTAGTCTGCCACCTGGAGCTCGGTAATGGACGTGTACGTCTCATTAAACGCACTCAACATCCACAAGCTTTGGTCAGTGTGGACTGCCTCGTTGTTCTTGACCACAGCCCCCATAAGTCCTGTGTCACACTCCGGGTTTGGCTCCTCACGGAGGTCCATGTACACCTTTGTCCGAAGGCCCATTCCAAACTCGGCAATCCTGAAGGTGTTCCATGCCCGTTTTGCCAACGGGCATTCATGTTGACCATCTCGTCCCACTAGGAATCTCTTGCCCCCTTCCGGGACGCTCCAGATGATTGACTTCCCCCATATCTTCCAGCTAATCTCAAGGGGTTTGTCAGCTCTGCGGAGCACCTCTGTTCCATTCCCCCTGAAGTCGTTGCACTCCTTGTCAACAACCACGGTGATGTTGGCCCCAGCCTCAGAGAGTGCCAAGTTTAGCTCTTCGGACACGCGCTTCCACATGGCATATTCCAACCTATTTGCAGGAATGACTCCGCACACGCCCGACTCCAGACTCCTTTTTATTGCCGCGGCCAAGGCCCCAGGGGACTCAGGATGGTACTGATAACCATCAAACCACTCAGTGGTTTCTTTCCACACGGCTATGGCCCTTCCACATCTGAGCTCCTTTCTACTCAGGTCGATCGCACAGCCATAATCAGCTCCAACCCCCAGTGTTAGAGAACACAATATCCCCCCAATTGCAATTAAAGAGATACTGAGGGTGAAGTTTCTAGCACTCAGGCCAACCCACACTAAGACAGCCCCAACAAGAATTTTTGGGATAAATCCTAGGCCCCCGAACACTGCTCCGAAAGCCCCCCCTAAGATCGTGTGGACCGCCCGCCCAATAGAGGTCATGAATCCACCAACGGAGCCAAAATCCCACGCGGCATCACCCAGCGTGGCCATGCGCTTCACTCCTTTTACCGTAAGTGTGGCCATTCTTCCGATTGTGCTTCCCTTTTGGAACCACTGATAACGTAGCGATCCCACTGCAATCACGTTGTCCCCGGGAGGCAACTGCATTTCAATGAAAATATCCTTGACATGCGTGCTCTCCACCACAGGGTTAGCGGTGATGACAGAAGCAACATCCTTCTCCGGGGTCCCTGGATGGTAAGCTCTGACTGGTATCCTACATGGAGTTGAGCTGCCTGTGTATGTCACTTCCATGACGACTGTATCATGTTGGCTGTCTGTGGGCACTCTTTTCCATGAAAAGTCCCCCACAGCGCACATGCCATATGTCAGGCCTCGCAGTTTGAGCTTCTCTAGACCCACAGAACACGAAACGTGCCCCCCACTCAGCTCATACTTGTTGCCTGTTTTCCTGCCCTTAGTGGCGTCACCAAGGATCTTCAACACCGTCCCGGTCTGGTCACCCAATGTGTAAGCCACCATCTTTACCGCGTGCGGAGGCTCAAACCCTACAAGTCGTCCAGCGTCCCTCCAAGGATTGTCCCCATGTCTCCACGGATAAGGCAAGTCCTCGAACCAGTCTCTATGCACGCTCCAAACATTGTCATTCATTTCAATAAGCATGGTCTTTGCAAGGTCCACACCACTACTGACTCTACACTCAATGGTCACACTACCAAAACCAGCAATGGTGGACACGTGCTTCTCAGAGGCAACCGTCACCAAAGCCGTCTTTCTTCCTGTGTTGCTTTCATTCAATGGAACCATCTGACCATCGTGTGCCTCCAAATGCACAGCATAGGTTATCTTTGTAGAATCAAACTCCAGGCCCTTCAGTGTTTTCCCCGCTGTGCAGTTTACTCTCACACAGCCCACAATGCTCCCTTTTCCAAACAGTCCGCAGTGGTTTCCCCACCCACGGTCACTGTAATCTCTCCTGCAGAGGTGGCCTGTCTGGTGTTCCTCATCAAGATGGGCTTCACCCATCGTTGGGCATCGTGCTTCCACTTTCTGATCAAAGATCCCCATGTCTAAGCAGTACTCCCTAGTGGGGGCCGGAGACTCCTGGAATATCGAGTCCAGCCACACATCAAGTGAGGGTTTCCCCTCCGCCACTATGGTCACGCAAGCATGCTTCTCCAAAACCACACTAACTCTACTACTGCCTGTTGTTCCAGTCACGAAATCCCTATTCTCCAGGTGAACACAACGCGAGGCGTATGCTGGAACCAAAAGAAGAGCCCCCACGATGAGGAGGATCCTCTGTAAAGTGCTTCCCCCCAGGCTCCAGCCAAGGACCACAATGAAGGCAGCAAAGATCTTGTTCTTCAGCACCCAGCTCTCCAGCCTCGCAATATGCTCCTGGCCACGATTTGCATCCAGCCATTTTCCAGCCCTTGTCACTCCGGCCGAGACGGGAGTTGCGCTGATTGACAGCTCTCTCCTATGTCTTTTGCGTTTTTCCGTTCCCGAACACAACCCAAAAATGACCCTCACGCCGTCCACCCGCCGACAGTAACAGTCAACATCCACAGGTGATTCTCCCTCGTCAATGGTGATGCATGGATATTCAACAGTCTCGTGACACCAATGCCCAACATCAGTCATCAAAAAGGTGCATGTCCCATTGCCCACTCGCGCGGTGCTCCCAACGTCCTCTGGCCCCACTCTAATGAGAGTGGCGCCATTTCGCTCCATGAGCACCGCTCCCGCAATGATGGCCGGACACAGCACCAGCATGAACAGGCCAAAGCTTCCACCTCCGCGTCTGTTCCGCCCTGTCACCTGCCGTAGAAGGTTTGCCACAATGCGTTGGATCCTAATGAGGACTGCCCGCAGCTGGGCCAAGGGAGTTGTCCTCAGGAACTTCCTCAGATCAGGAGTTCTGGCCTTTCCCAGAGCCATCATCAAGATGACTCGGATCATGGCCGTGATAGCCAGCTTCCTTGGCATTGGAACCCTGGCACTCCCTCTGTTATTTTTGGCGGTTTTAGCTGCTTTCGCAGCAGGCTTCCCGCCGCCTTTTCTCAAAACTGAAGGCAT